CACCGGATGTCAATGGCAAACAGTGGGCAGTTACCGCTCTTGGCGGCACCCAGACGAATGTCATTGCTCATTCGGTCTCTGCTCCATTCACGTCGTCGTTTTGGAAACCGAAGGTCAATAAGATCCTCGGCAATCCCAATCCGGTGACGGGAGTGATCAGCAGTGTCGGGCGAAATGTCTATAAGCAGATCACCCGCAAGGGTGTTCTGCCTTTGGCAGGTCAGCCGTACCAGACCATGCTTGTAACTACCACAATGGAAGTTCCAGCTGGTTCGGATACTGCCGACTCGCCGAACATTCGCGCCGCTCTCTCGTTCCACTTCGGCTGCAGTGTGCAGCAGAGTGCTGGAATCGGCGATACGGTTGTCTCGGGCGTGTTTTGACCGTCAGTCTATTCTTTCAATAGGATAGATATGATGGACTTTTCACAAACAGACATTGTCCGTATCTCCAAGGTGGTTCGCCTTATTCTTAGAATCCTCAGTTTGTTTGGTAGCTCTTCAGCTGCCATACTGCTGACTCAAGATAAGATCCGGAACCACAAGGACTAAAATGGGTCCTTAGAGAGTAATCAACTTGACCTTAATTGGGGAGACACGATGAGACCTATAAGCTCTCATGCTCTTTACCTAGACCTGCTTTGCGACCTCGGGCTTACCTATGACGCTGATCTTACGATCAACCCGTGGGACGACCCGTCCGTCGCTGCCCGTAAGTCTCTGGCCAAGTCATTCGTGAAGAAATTCGCGGATGATATCGACCAAAAGGCTTGCGATCAGGCAGCGCTGGATAAGTTCCTATCCGTAAATAAACGGTGTGGAACTTGGCAACTGGAGTACGAGTCCTGGTGTGATGTGGAGTTAATCGGAAGCCTTAAAAACTTCCTTTGGCTATTCTTTCACGGCAGGAACCAGGACCCACTTGTCCATAGCCTCTCGACGGTTTTAGACCGAGCGAGGTGTGGACCGGGGGCGTCCCTGGGCAGCGAATCTAGCGACTTCTATACGAAGTTGTTCGATTCAAAGCTTTCTTGTACTTCAGCTGGTTTGCATCGCGCATATGCGAGCTACGTTTCGACATATCCCTTATGGAAGGAGGCCGAGGAAACTCGGCGTACTTCTTGGGGAGAGCCATCCGTAGTTGCAGGTAATCGTCTATGCTTCGTTCCGAAAGACGCGACTATTTCGCGCTCGATCTGTGTCGAGCCTGTGCTGAATATGTTTTTTCAGCTTGGGCTAGGGGAGATCATCGAACGTCGTCTCAAAGATTTCTTTGGGATCTCGTTGGATTTTCAACCTGACATAAATCGGGAGCTTGCGCGCCAGGGGTCTGTTAGCGGGGATCTTGTCACTATTGACTTGTCCAGCGCGTCAGACTCTATGTCGTTACGTATGGTCGAGAAACTCTTCCCAGCGGATTTTTTCCAATGGGTTGAGCTCTTTCGATCAAAGACGTCCGACTTTAATGGTGAGCAGATAGAGCTGAACATGTTGTCTACGATGGGAAACGGTTTTACGTTTCCTCTCCAAACAGCGTTGTTCAGCTGCGTCGTTGCGGCCGCTCATGAGGTGAGTAGTCTTGAACGTGTGGAT